GCGGCGGCCAGGTCGGGATGAGCGCCACCCCGCAGGGCGTCGAGGCCCAGCAGGCGATGGTCGACATCACCACGAACAACTACCAGAAGGCGATCGAGGCGTTCTTCAGCCACTACTGCTCCTACGCCCTGACGATCTTCTTCCAGGAGCTGAGGATGGTGAAGGGTGTGGTGCCCACCGCCGAGGCCAGGATCAAGCTCCTGGGTGCCGGGTTCCCCACCGAGGAGATCAAGGACGACGGCAGCATCGAGATCGACTTCGAGGACATGGCGACCGAGTACTTCGTGCGCTGCGTGCCCGGCTCGCTGGTCGAGCTCGAGGACGAGAAGCAGCTGCGGATCCTGAACCAGATGTTCATCCCGCTGTCCCAGGCGATGCCCGCGATGGCGGCCACCCAGGACCAGTCGATGCTGATGCAGGCGGCCAAGGCCATGCAGTACATCATCGGCAAGCAGATCGAGCTCTCCGGCTCGGCCAGCGCCAAGGACATCGGGCTGCTCTGGAAGTCCGGCGACGTCGAGCAGGTCGACGCACGCGAGGCGCGCATCGCGGAGATCGAGTCCCGGATCTCCGGATTCAGCGAGGCCAACGAGCTCGAGCTCGACATGAACAGCGCAGCAATCCAGCAACTGCAGGAGCAGATGCGGATGATGGCCGAGAACCAGCAGGTACTACTCGAAAAGCTAGGTGTGGTGCAGCCCGCATCCACGAATGGTTCGCCTACTCCCGAGGCAGTTACAGCCGCACCGGGTGAAGTATCGCCCGAACGGCCTAGCGTTTACCCTGCCAGCGCCTGATCTCAGGCCAACTACACGAGGAGGGGCGACATGGTCGCACCAGTCCAGAAGGACAGCCTGACCGACTACCAGGTCGCTCTGGCCACCTACCTGCGCATCACCTCCCCGGTGGCCGGCATGTTCACCGGTTCGGAGATCAAGCCGAACCCGAACGCCCGGTCCATCAGGGTCCCCGACATCCGGGTCGACGACTACATCGTCGACGCCGAGGTCGGCCGCATCGGCTCCGAGCACTACTCCGGCTCCGAGTTCACCGGCGAGTGGAAGAACGGCGTGCCGCCCATCGAGTGGCGCACCTACTCCATGAGCCGCCACCGTGCCTTCGGGTTCACGGTGTTCGACGAGCAGCTCCGCTACTCGCCGATCAAGAACATCGTCCAGGAGTACACCGGTCGCAAGATGCAGACCACGGTCCTCCGCGACCACGACAAGTACTGCCTGCTGGCCGCGATGATGGGCCACATGACGGGCAAGATGGTGCCCCGTACCGCGGCTGACACGCCCGGTCCGCAGGAGGCCACGGCTGCCAAGATCTCGAACACCGGCAACGCCGCGGACTACAAGTGGATCGCGGAGCCCGGCGAGGACTACGACAACCAGATCCAGCCGTCGTTCGCGACCATCAAGGGCATGTACCTCGACGACGCGAACCCGCTCAAGACCCTCGACGCGCTGACGCTGCTGTTCAGCGACAACTGGTTCGACAGCAACTTCGGCAACAACGAGCGGTTCCTGCTCGTCACCAGCGCCCTCGAGCTCGTCTACATCAACACGCTCATCGACAAGGGCGCCGGCACCGAGTCGGCCTTCAAGCTCCTGAAGGACGGCGACATCTCGGGCGCCAACGCCGCGGGCTACCTCGGCACCCTCAAGGGCTCGTGGAAGATGGTGAAGATCCACCCGGAGTTCCTCCCCAAGGTCTTCACCGACACCAACCTGGTCGTCGACCCGATCGCCAACACCTCGACCGGCTCGCGCACCCTGCGCCAGGTGGTCGCGCTCGCGGCGTACAAGAACTCGATCCAGACCTACGAGCACTTCTCCGAGCGTCGCCAGCAGGACGGCGGCACCCGGTTCAAGGGCACCGAGTACGTGCAGGACTTCAGTTACGACTGCTGGGTCATCGACCAGCTGAGTGAGGGAGTGGTCCCGCTGTTCCTCCCGGCCTCCGTCACCAACATGCAGGTCGTGTCCGACTCGTTCACCAACGTGGCGGCCAAGGTCGCGGCGGCCCGCGCGCAGCTCAGCGTGTACCCCGTCACCTACCCGCTGTCCGGTGCGACGACTCTCAAGTCCCGTCCCGAGTGGTTCACCGCTCCGTACGAGTCCACCTCCAAGCTCGACGCAGGTCTCACCGTTCAGGAGACCGGCGACGTGGCCCACCGCAACCCGCTCCTCGCAGGCGACGACACCGTCGACTCGAGCGGCCAGTAGTCTCGCGCAGCGGGTGGGGTCCTGTTCCCCCACCCGCTGCCCTGACAGAAAGGATTCACGATGGACAAGCTCATCGAGCTGCTCCAGCAGATCCAGGACCTGGCCGGTGTCGCGATCGACGCGCTCAAGGGCGCCGGCGGTGGTGAGGGCGGCGAAGGCCCCGAGGGTGGCCCCCCGGGCGAGAAGGCCGGTCCGCCCAAGGAGAAGGCTGGTCCGCCTCCCGGCGGCGGTGGTGCACCCGAGGGCGGTCCTCCGCCCGGTGGTCCGCCACCCGAGGAGAAGTAGCCGGACGTGAGCGTCGGGGCGGACGGTCTGCTCCGTCCGCCCCGACGTACGTCTGAACCACAGGGAGGTGGGACATGCCGCGACAGACGCTGGACGACCGGCTGCTGAACGCCGACCTGTCCAACTCCCCCACGCGCATCCAGATCCGCGTGGAGCAGCGGCACGCCTTCTCGCTGGCGATCTACTTCGAGACCGCCGACGAGCACCGGATCAACATCGACGGCTGCTCCATCACGATGGCCGCCTCCTACCCGGTGCACCTGCGCAAGACCGAGCTCGCCATCTACCAGGTGGCGGAGATCGTCGACTACGAGAACGGGCACGCCCGCTTCGACCTGCAGGCCGTCGACCTCGACCTCCCGGCCGGGAGCTACGAGTTCGACGTCTCGATCAGGACGAACGAGAACTACTCGAACTCGGTCACCAAGGGCTTCATCGAGGTCGTGGCCAACCCGCACCCCGGCTACGTCGAAGAGGTCTACGACATCTTCAACCCGGCGTACTCCCTGACTGCGAAGATCCAGGACAACTACACCGTCGCGGTCGTGGTGAACCACCTGTCCGGGCTGGTGCTCGAGGCCGGGACCGTCACCGTGCTGCCGCCGGGCGAGCCGGCCACCGCCCGGATCACCGGCGACTACCCGTTCCAGGTGCTCGAGCTCGGGCTGCCCACGTTCGAGGGGCCGGGCCCGAAGGGCGAGGACGGCGCGCCCGGTGTGGCCGGAACCCGCTGGGGCAGCACCAACGCCTGGCTGGTGAGCGGGACACTGGCGAACCAGGTGGTCTCCTTCCCCGACGGCGGCCCGCCCCGGGTGGGCGACCTCGTCACCACGGCCAACGGCTTCGAGCCCGGGGCGGTCTACGCGATCGCAGCCGTGGTCGACGCGACGCACGCCGACCTGAAGAAGACGTCGCCGCACCTGAACATCCGCGGACCCAAGGGAGCCGACGGCGCCGGTGGGGCGGGGGCCTACACCCATGTCCAGGGGACGGCCGCCGCGGTGTGGACGATCGACCACGGCCTGTCCTTCCTCCCCAACGTCGCCGTCGTGGACTCGACGGGACGAGCAGCAGAAGGTGACGTGGTCTACACGGACGCCGACACCGTCACCATCACCTTCTCCGCCGCCTTCAGCGGCAAGGCGTACCTCTCCTAGGAGTTCCCATGGCCCGACAGTTCCTCACCGCGATCGACCTGGCGAAGAACGAGATCCAGAACGCCGTCGTCCAGAACCTGGCGTCGGCTCCGGGTTCTCCGGTGGAGGGCCTGTTCTACTTCGACGACACCGACAAGACCCTCAAGTGGTACGACGGCACCGCGTGGCAGTCGGCCAAGGGCTCGGCGCTCGGTGCGGTGACCGCGCAGACCTCGTTCGGTGCGGCCTCGAACAACGGCGCCGCGTCCACGGTGTCCCGCTCCGACCACGTCCATGGCACTCCGGCCATGCCCCGGCTCGACCAGGTGGGTCTGCCGACCGCGAACGTGAGCATGAACGGCTTCAACATCACTGGGCTGCTCTCCCCGAACGCCATCGACGATGCGGCCAACAAGGGCTACGTGGACATCGTCGCGCAGGGTCTCGACCCGAAGGGTTCGGTGAAGGCGGCCACCACTGCCAACCTCACCCGCTCTGCTCCTCAGACCGTGGACACGATCGCGCTGATCGCCGGTGACCGGGTGCTGGTGAAGAACCAGACCGCACCCGCCGAGAACGGCATCTTCGTGGTGGCCGCCGGAGCTTGGACCCGAGCCACCGACATGGACTCGTGGAACGAGGTGCCGGGTGCTTCCACCTTCGTGGAGCAGGGCACCCAGGCCGCCACCGGGTGGGTGTGCACCTCCAATCAGGGTGGCACCCTGAACACCACCGCGATCACCTGGACCCAGAACTCCGGCGCCGGCGAGTACATCGGCGGCAACGGCCTGACCCTGACCGGCAACACCTTCGCCGTCGGTGCCGGGACCGGCGTCTCCGTGGCGGCCGACACCGTGGGTGTCGTCTTCGCGGGTTCTGGTTCTGTGGACAGCGCGGCTCGCTCCGACCACGGTCACACCGATCTGGTGCCGACCTCTCGTGTCATCACCACCGGACCCGGACTGACCATCGGCGGCGGCGCATCCGCCGACCTGAGCGCGAACCGGACGATCAACCTCAGCACCTTCACCTCGGGTGTTCAGGGTGGAGTTCCGGCCTCGGGTGGTGGCACCTCGAGCTTCCTGCGTGCGGACGGGACGTGGGCGGCGCCGGCGGGCGGCGGCACCGTCAACAAGTACGCGGCCGACGTGGGCGGCTCGACGGCTGTGGTCCTCACCCACGGCCTGAGCACCCGCGACGTGACGGTCGAGGTGTACCGGAACTCCACTCCCTGGGACACCATCGAGTGCGATGTCGAGCGCACCTCGACCACGCAGGTCACGCTGCGGTTCGCGGTGGCTCCCGCTGCGGCTGCCTACCGTGCGGTGGTGACCGCGTGAGGAACTTCCTCGTCGGGCTTTTCACTCCCGAGGTCCGGACCGCGAAGATCGACTCCGACCCTCCGGGCTCGGCGGACATCCTGATGGGTACCAGCATCAATGCCAACGGCAAGACGTTCTACGGGTTCCCCACCCCGGTGAACGACGACTGGGCGGCGACCAAGCAGTACGTGGACCGGGACGGGAAGTTCCTGCCTCCGGTGAACGCGGCCACCAACACCAACATCACCCTGTCCGCCGCCCAGACCGTGGACGGGGTGGCGCTGGTCGCGGGGAACCGGTGTCTGGTGAAGAACCAGACGACAAGTTCCCAGAACGGCGTCTACGTGGTGGCGGCTGGTGCGTGGACCCGGGCCACCGACGCTGACACCGCCGCCGAACTGACCGAGGGCACTCAGGTCCGCTGCCTCGATGGCGGTGCGAACAGGGACAAGACCTACACCCTGCTCCGGACGATCACCACGGTCGGCACGGACGCACAGGAGTGGCGGCTGCTGGCCCAACTCGACGCGGGGGGTGCCTTCGGCTACCCACTCCCGACCGGGGTCGGGCACCTGTACTACGACGACGACAACAAGGTCATCGCAGTATGGGATGGCGGTACGTGGGATCGCGCCGGGCACCCGATCATCTGCACCAGTACCACCCGGCCCGCGTTCCCTGCCAACGACCTGTTGATCTACGAGACGGACACCGGGCTGGCCTACATCTACTCCGGCGGTGCGTGGGTGTCCTTCGGCGGCGGTCCCGAGGTCTACGAGGAAGGTGTCCCGGTCGTCACCAATGCCCTCGGCCTCAACTTCGTCGGGGCGGGGGTCACTGCCACCAATGACGGGCTCGGGAACGCCACCGTCACCATTCCCGGCGGCAGTGGTGGTGGCACCACAGCACTCGTCCCGGTCCGGCAGGTCTTCACCGCGTCCGGGTCGTACGTCAAGCCAGCCGGGCTCGTCTACGCCGAGGTCGAGTGTCAGGGCGGCGGCGGCGGCGGTTCCGGTGTGTCGAACTCGACCGCGTCCACCGCCGACGCCGGATCAAGCGGTGGCGGTGGCGGGTACAACAAGAAGATATGGCTGGCCTCCGACCTGTCCGCAACCGAGACGGTCACGGTAGGCACAGGTGGAACCGGTGGACCCGCAACGGACGCCGGAGGTGGGGCAGGAGTCGCCTCGTCGTTCAAGACCCAGATCGCCAACGGTGGCGGCGGCGGTGGAGCCACCGGCAACGTCGGTCTGGCTCGCTCTGCTGGTGGCGCGGGCGGCGGCGCATCGGGCGGCGACTTCACGGTCGCGGGCGGTGACGGGCCCAACGGCGCGGTGATCGCCAACGGTGGCGGTACGTCCCCCACCGTGCAGGCCATCAACGGTGGGGCGTCGTTCCTCGGCGGCGCGTGTCGTCCGGGCACCAGCGCCGCCGGTAGCGTCGGTGTCAACGGACAGGCGTACGGCGGCGGCGGAGGTGGCGGCTACTCCCGCGCCGCGTCGGGTGCGTTCGCCGGTGGTGCGGGCGGCGCAGGCGTCGTCATCGTCACCTCCTACATGCCTGCCCCGGCTGCCGAGCCGCAGGCCCCGGTCGGGTCGATGATGATGTGGCCGACCGCGACCGCACCGACCGGGTGGCTGCTCTGCAACGGTTCTGCGATCCCGGCGGGGAACACCGCGTTGATCGCGCTGATCGGCGCGAACACCCCCGACCTGCGGGGCCGGTTCCCCATCGGTGCGGGCACGTTCGCGGCAGTCGGGGCGGGTGACGCCTCCGCCGAGTCCGCGCGCACCCCGGTCCACGCCCACGGCCTGAACTCCCACACCCACACCATCTCCGGACAGGCGGGCACTGGCTTCATCGGTGGTGCGACCGGCTCCATCAACATGACGAAGTACGGCGACTACAACGGTCACGCCCACGGCGGCGACACCGGTGCTGCGAGCGGCAACACCGCCTCCTCCTCCGTCAACGGCATCCCGTATCTCGGTGTGAACTTCATCATCAAGACCTAGGCTCGACCCAAGAGAAGGAGCATCACCATGACCGATGTCACCACCGCCAACCTGGCCCAGGAGACCGCCGCTGTGAAGGACGCAGTCGGCGCCGCCCTGGTGACGGTGTCGACGACCGCCGCACTCGCTGCGGTCGGCAACGCCATCAACACCACCGGCAAGTACAAGGGGAAGCAGGTCTTCAACGAGACCACCGGCATCCTCGTGATCGCCGCCGACGGTCTCCCCGCCAGCGTCTGGAAGCTCTGCAGCACCGGAGCCACCACGCACACCCCGGTGTAGCCGTGAACCCGCTGGGCGTCATCACCGGTGCGCTGCAGGCGATCCCGCCGAAGGCGCGGCAGTACGTGCTGCTGGCCTACTCGCTGACCGTGGTGGTGCTGACGATCCTCCAGCTCGTCGGTCTCGACTGGGACTGGGACATGATCTGGCAGGTGCTGGTGCTGCTCGGTGGCTACCTCGGCTTCCAGTCCGCGGCCAACGTCACGCAGGAGGCGGAGGGCGCGCGGAAGATGGTCGACGACTCGGACACCGAGACCGTCGACTGGATGCACAGTCTCAAGGAACCTGAGGAGGATCCCGATGCGTGAGGATGGAGGTGGCTCCCCGATCGCCAACGTCGCGATCGTGGGGGGCCGGGCTGGCGCTCGAGCCGGTGCTCGTGCATCATCTAGCAGCGGTGGTCGGTCGTGGACGGCGCTCACCCAGTGGCGACCGCCGTCCACGCCGACCACCTCAGCCTTCCGGCAGGCGCAGTCGGTGCTGCAGGCCGGGACGTCCCGACCGCAGACGCCGAACTACTCCTCCTACACCGAGCCCGAGGCACGGGTCGTCACCCCGTTCCACCAGACGACGCCGGCGGAGGCCGCGGCGGTGCCGGGCCAGCGCAAGGGCAAGGTCGACCAGGGCGCACCCGACATCGAGGACCAGATCGCCAAGGCGCGCAAGGTCTACGACACCGCCCAGCGTGGCGAGCGTGCCGACGTGCTGGGCACCAACAAGGAGAAGCACGGCAAGGTCCAGCGGATGACGTGGGAGGAGTACAACAAGCTCACCCCCACGCAGCGGGCGGCCATCGACTTCAACACGATGCTGGTCCGCGCCGTGCGCAAGGACCTGGAGAACGCCGAGACGTACGAGCCGAACCCCGACCAGCGCAAGGTCTACGACCGCACCGCCGAGAAGATGTTCGGGTCCGAGGACCGGACCTCGGAGACCTACGCGCCCGAGACGCTGGCCGTGCTGAAGCAGATCAACTACAAGGACACCGCGGGCGACCTCGACGACTTCCTCGGCCTGCGCGCCGCGATCACCGCCAAGGACCTGAAGAACCTGCCGCTGCTGCAGTCCACCTCGCCGGACGCGGTGCGCTCCTCCGACCTGACGTCGGGCGAGCTCGAGGCGACCACGCTCAAGTACGGGCTGGCCACCTCCACCCAGGCGATGGAGCAGAAGCTGGCCGAGGGAGTGCAGCTGCTGGCCAACATGCCCCGCACCGCTGCGCACGAGCGGCGTGGTGAGGTCGGCCGGCTGGGCGGCATCCTGGAGAAGGAGAACCCGCAGCTCGGGTTCGCCCCAGGGAAGTACTCCGAAACGGGTGCTCCGGTGGACGTGAACACCTACTTCCAGGAGGCGTTCGCCAAGCTCTCCGCCGAGGACACCTCGCAGAAGACTGCCGACCTGCTCGGCAGGATCGAGTCCGACCTGTCACCCGACGAGTTCATGGCCTTCAAGAGCTACGCCGACATCCGCACCAACAACGCCCAGCGGTTCGGAGTGGACCTCGGCGAGCAGGCCGGGATCAAGTACCGTTCGCCAGAGGAGTACCGCGATCTCCTGGGCCTCGGAGAGGGGACCCCCAATGGCTAGGCCGGACACGATCTACACCACGCCGAAGCCTCCTTCGACCAGTGGCACCCCACCCCGCAGCAGTGGCGGTGGAGGGGGCGGCGGAGGTGGCTCCACCAGCCGCTCCAGTGGCGGCAGCTCCGGCGGCGGAGGTGGAGGCGGGAGCAGCAGCGGCATCTCCGGCGCCGAGCGTCGCGCCACCGCACGCGAGAACAAGGCGAAGCGGGATGCGGCCAACCGATTCCTCGAGGACGCGCGCACCCTGCAGCGGCAGATCAACGCGATGCGGGTGGCGCTCGGTCCGCGTGGGCTGCGCCGTGCGCTGGACACCCAGCTGCGCAACGTCAACGTGGTGTCCCGCCAGGCCGACACGCTGCTGCGCAAGGACTACCGCGAGCGGGTCGGCAGCCTGCGCGGCACCGCGAAGGACAACGCCAAGGACGCTGCCGACCAGACGTACGCCAACCTGTCCAACCGCGGCCGCGAGCGGGCGAACGCGCTGAGCGAGGCGACGCTGCAGGGCGCCGGCGAGTCCGACCTGCTGCGCACCCAGGGGATGAGCCTGCGGAACTGGAACGCCAACCAGCACGAGACGAACCGTGCCTTCTACGACACGCTCCGTTCGGTGAACTCCTCGCTCACCGACCTGACGGTGGACACCCGGACCGCCCGGGTGAACAACCAGGTGCAGGCGAACGCCGACCGCAACCAGCTCTGGACCGACTACTACGGCAACCGGGCCGAGACGCTGACCCAGATCTCCAACCTGTACGGGGAGCAGGCGAACCAGTACAGCTCGGCCAACGAGATGGTCGCCTCCGGCAAGACGAAGAAGAAGCGGGGCGGGGCCCGCAACCAGATGGCCTCCTTCGCCACCAAGGCCTCGACGACCTCGGGCATGGCCTGGAAGAACCCTGGCGTCAAGGCCTCCATCCGGAACTGGGAGGGCGCGGCCGACATCGAGGGCCACCTCAACAACGACGTGGTCAGCGCCGGTGTCTCCGAGATCCCGGCCAAGAAGCCTGAGGGCGCGACGCTGAGGAGCTGGGCAGGATGACCGCGAGTCTCAACCCCGAGCTGGTTTTCACCCTCGACGAAGGGGTGAAGGAGGTGCTCGGCAACCTCACCGGGCTGGACCTCAGCTACATCCCGGAGTACGACAGGTACTACGCGATCACCCGCCAGCTGAACCGCGCGCTGCGATCGAACGCGCTCGAGCACGAGTGGTCCTACTACACCTCCACCGAGTCCGCCGGAGTGGCCGTCGAGGGTGACACCGAGGTGTGGCTGCCTGCCGACCTGCGCCCGCGTGTCACCGGTGACGACGCCGTACGCCTGGTCGACGCCGACGGCAACGTCGCCCGGTGGGCCTACGTGCTGCCGCGTGACGCGCTGAGCAAGTACGTCGGCCGGCGGGCCGGGCTGTGGTGCGCGGTCACCCGGAACACCATCACCTTCTCCCGTCCGCTCTACCCTTCCGAGGCTGGGCTGAACATCGAGGTCCCGGTGATGCGGGAGCCGGTGATGTTCCGGCTGCCTGCACGGCCCGAGGACCCGAACGACCCGATCACCACGGTGGACCCGGCGATCCGGGACCAGCCGATCGACTTCTCCTACCCCGACGTGATCACCGTGCGCGCCTCGTTCTACTACGCGCAGACCGACCCGGTGATGCAGCCGCGGGTGCAGACGCTCGAGGCGCAGTACAAGGACCTGATGTACCAGGTCATCGAGCGCGACGACCGGTTCACCGACTCCCCGTACCAGAACGAGTTCTTCGTCCCCATCCAGGCGGGGCTCGTCGACCAGGGCTTCTACCACCAGCACCCGCACTCGGACGAGCGACGGAGGTAGCCCGTGCCCCCGAAGGCGAAGATCCCGGCACCGATCGACCGGCCGCTGTCTCGCGCCTACCTTCGCGAGTTCAACGGCTGGTCCACGGCGTACCCGCCCGGCCTCTCTGATTCGACCTCCCTGCGAATCATGGAGAACGTCATGGTCAACCGTGACAAGTCGGTGCGGGTGCGACCGGGGATGCGCTACCTCAGCTACACCGCGCTGCCGGACACCGCGCTGAGCCGGCCGATCGTCGGGACGCACGAGCCGTTCTTCCTCAACGACGGCACCAAGGCCTACCTCTTCGCGGTGCGGGAGGTCGACGAGACCGTCGGCTTCCGGGTACTGGCGAACACCGCGTCCGGCCAGGTCGTCATCTCGCTGACTGCCGCCGGGTTCTCCATCCCGCAGGGCGAGCCGAACGCTGCGGGCGGCATCAACTTCAAGGCCACCACCACGTACGTGAAGTACCTGCAGATCGACAACAAGATCTTCGCGCTCTCGGACGCCGGCGAGATGATGCGGCTGTTCCACGTCGGTACCTCGAAGATCGCGAAGCGGCTCAACGCCATCGAGCGCCCGGAGTGGGCGGTGGCCGACAAGCTCACCGTGGTGCACCCGACGCAGGCGTGGATCAACGGCCTGCTGCCGACCAGCACCCGCACCAACCTCGCCCCCCACGCCAACATGGAGGACATCACCGGCTGGAACTGGGACGACTCGATCACCCACGGCTCCCGCTCGAGCACGGTAGCGGAGCGGGGCACCTACTCGCTGCGCCTGGAGACGCTGCCCGAGCGCACCAACCTGTGCGTCAACCCGCTGATGAACCTGCCGACCAGCGGCCTCGCCGGGTGGGTCATCTCCTCCGGGGTCTCCGGTATCGCCGTCTCCGGCTCGTCGCTGCGGGCCACCACCACCTCGAGCTCCACCCCGGGCCGGTACACCCGGGTCACTCCCTCCACCTTCCCAGTGAAGGTGGGCCAGAAGTACGAGGCCACCTTCGACCTGACCGCCTACTCCGGCATCGACGGCATCGGAGTCGGCTTCCGCTGGTACAACTCCGCGGGCACGATGATCGGCTCGGAGTACATCAGCACCAAGTCCGAGTCGGTCGCCCGGCACCTCTTCCTGTCCAACACCGTGCCCACCGGAGCGGTGACCGGCCGGATCTACATCATCGCCACGACCTCGACGTCCGGGGTGAAGACCTGGGACATCAAGAACGTGATGATCAACAAGTCGACCGAGGTGACCAACCAGTTCTCCGGCGACTCCGGTGCGGGCTACTTCTGGACCGGCACGCCGAACAACTCGGCCTCGGTGTACCACCCGGCGAAGACGCTGCAGCTGTTCGGCTCCACCTTCATGCCGGTGGTGGCCGGGACGGCGTACGTCGCCTCCGCCTACTTCCGTTCATCCGCGACGGCTCGCAACTGCATCGTGAACATCACCTGGTACAACGCCTCCGGCGGTGTCATCTCGCAGACGGCGGGCACCGGGGAGAACGACAGCTCCTCCGCCTGGAACCGCTGCATGGCCACGGCCACGGCGCCGGCGGGTGCCACGTCCGCCGCCCTGGCCATCTACGTCCAGAGCGTCAACCGCGACGAGTACCACTACGTCGACTCCGTGCTGTTCGAGAAGGGCTCGACCGAGCTCGGCTACTTCGACGGCGGCACCACCGACACGACCACGCTCAAGTACGACTGGGCCGGGACCGCCAACTCCTCGACGTCGACGGAGAAGACCTTCGCCGGGAGCCCGGCCCCGGCTGCTGCGACGAAGACGACGAACACCCTGATCCACTCGACGCCTGCGACGAACACCTACAACTTCGGGTTCTTCTACACCTTCTCCAACGAGGTCGGTGACACCGCGGCCTCGATGGTGACGGTGGTGAGGACCCAGCGCGGCTGGCCGGCGTGGCGGTGGGAGACTCCCAACGCGGCGGCCGAGCCTTCGGGAACCGCGACGCTCGACCCGGAGGCCGCCGCCGACCAGCTCGTGGCGATCATCCCTTCCGCCGTGTTCGCGGCCGCCATCGACCAGGGCGCCGTCCAGTGGAACCTGTTCGCCTTCACCTGGTCGGACCAGGAGCCGGTGCCGGTCACCGCCGTGCGGATCGGCACGCGGCCGATTGCCCCCGGCGCCGAGTACACCTCGAACTCCTGGCTGCGGATGACGCCGCAGATGGCGGACGCGGGTGACGAGACCGCGGTGCTGCCCAAGGCGCAGCCCCGGTTCAACTACTCCGACCCGCCGCGCGGTGGGCAGGGGCTGGTGGCCGCCGACCGGATGGTCATTGTCAAGGACTACGTGGACCCTGCGAAGATCCGGTGGACCTCGAACCAGCAGGGCTCCTACACCGACTTCTCCGCCAGCCGGGGTGGTGGCTACAAGACGCTCACCTCCGGCAACCTCTACATCCCCGCCACCGTGAAGCTCTGGCAGAACCCGCAGTCCGCGGACACCCTGACCATCCTGTGCATGGGCGTCGACGGCCACTCTACCGGCTACTACATGGCGCCGGCTCAGGTGGCCAGCCAGTCCGAGGCCGTCAACGTGATGGGCTTCGAGGAGACCACGGCGACGCCGGGCACCACCTCGCCCTACGGCTGCGAGATCTTCAACAACGCCCTGTACCACCCGCTCGACGACCAGCTGATGAAGTCGACGGCGACGAACTACAACATCAACCACAAGGCGCAGACCGACAAGATCGAGAACGTCTGGAAGAAGCTGGTCCACAAGGAGTGGATCGTCTCCTCGATGCACGACGGACGGCTCTACTACATCGTGAACAACCCCGACGGCGAACCGCTCGAGGACGGCTGCAACGGCAACGAGGTCTGGGTCTTCGACGGCGGAGGCGGATCCGCGGAGACAGGCGGCGGGTCCTGGTCGCGCTGGATGATCCAGGCCCACAGCCTGCGCAAGGTGGAGCAGGGCGGCCAGGTGTACATGTCGGTCATCCGGCCCTCCGGTATCTACTACTTCGACGAGACGTACGGTCTCGACGACTATGTCGATGCCGGGGTGGTCAAGAACCGCGCCATCACCTGGAAGCTCGAGACCAACACCCAGGGAGCCAACCGGGCGCACGACGCCTGGGCCCACCTGCAGCAGGTGGGCCTCACGATCGGCAACTTCCAGGGGTCGATGCGCTACGGCGTCCGGTCCTACGACCTGCACGGGAAGCCGGTCGAGTACGCCAAGCTCGTCACCGACACCGATGCACCGGGTGATCTCTCCTTCGACCTCGAGGACCACCTGCAGGTGCGGCGCGACCTGAAGGAGTGGTTCTTCTTCGCCGAGTCGATCGAGGTCGAGGGCGTCCCGCAGCCGACGTTCGGCCAGATCTCCGTGGTGCAGTACCGCTACACCCCGGTGAGCGTGAACGTCGGCTACGAGTACGGCTCGATCGAGACCTTCGAGTACGGCCGCTCCGAGGCACTCGGCTCTGCCGACACCCTCACCACGAACGGAACACCTCGTCCCTACATCGACACCCGGAGGCCGTGATGGCAGTCCTGAAGACTGAGCAGCGCAACAAGCTGAAGACGGGCACCTTCGCGCTCCCGTCGAAGCGGAAGTACCCGATCCACGACCTGGCCCACGCGAAGGCCGCGCTTTCCATGGCAGCCAGGTCCGACACCGAGGGCGAGGAGTCGACCGTGCGGGCCGCAGTTCTCAAGAAGTACCCGCAACTGGCCAAGGGCACCTCGAAGTCGGCCCCGAAGAAGAAGTCCGCGAAGAAGCCAGTTGCGAAGAAGAAGCGGACGAAGCTGCAGAACTGGCAGAAGTAGCGTGGCGCGGATCCGGGACCGCAGCACGGGAGACCTGCTCGTCCTGCTGGTGGCCGGCACGGTGTGCTTCATGGTGCTGTCCACAGGTGCCACGATCATGATCGTCGAGATCATCGACTCGAAGACCGACACCACCTCCGCGGTGAGGCAGGTGACCGGGATCGTCAACACGCTCATCGGCCTGCTCGCCGGGTTCCTCGCCGGACGCACCGACTACTCGCTGCAGAACCGCCCGCCTGACAAGCCTCCGACATGATGCAGCGGATCTACTCGAACCCGGTCATCGGCTTCGGCCTGGCGGGGCTGCTGATGATCACCGCCTTCGTCGGGTCCATCGCCTACGCACGCGCTGACACGACCGAGCTCGAACCCGCGTCACGTTCCGAGCCCGTCGTCGTTACATCGGTGGGGCCACAGGGACCCGCCGGTCCGCGGGGGAAGTCCGGACCGGCTGGTCCTCGTGGCCCCGCGGGGAGGGACGGCAGGGACGGTGCACCCGGCGCCGACGGTGCGCCCGGAGCGGGGTCCCCCGGGCCGCAGGGCAGCCCAGGAGCGCCTGGCACGGACGGCCGGGACGGTTCCAAGGGGGACCGGGGTTCGACCGGTCAGACCGGCAAACAGGGTCCGCCGGGACCTGACGGGCCAGCGGGCCCCACCTGTCCCGAAGGCTATGAGTCCTCGCTCGTCTCAGTCCATCAGCGCGCGCCCGTCGACCAGGACCTCGAGATCCTGGTCTGCGTGCCGCAGTAGCTACAGGACGATGCGGATCTCGCACGAGCGGTAGACGTCGGAGGTGTCACCGATGCAGCGGTCGAAGCCGCGGCCACCGTTCATCACGTCGCGGTCGCGCCCGATGCCACCGCGCAGCACGTCGTTGCCGCGGCCTCCGTAGAGCCGGTCGGACCCGCGCCGGCCGAGCAGCCGGTCGTTCCCGCCGAGGCCGAAGATCGCGTCACGCCCGGCGGTGCCCGGCAGCCGGTCGCGGCCGCTGGAGCCGATGATCAGGTTGAAGCCGGTCGGCGTCGCGGCGGGCGGCGGGGTCGGCGGCTCGACGACCGGCGGGTCGCATTCGTGGTGTCCTCGACCGACGCTCTCGTCACAGTCGTGGCCGTGACCAGGGCTTGCCTGGGAGGGGACCGAGGTCATGGTGAGAGCGGCAGCAACGGTGGCTGCACCTGCAAGGAGTCGGATCATGTGTCGCAGACTACAGTGCCTTGCCCGCATGGATCAGCGGAACCAGGACCCAGAACAGCAGGCCCAGCGCGACGAAGTGGATCCTGGGGTGAGCGACACTGAAAGCCGCCAAGCCGAAGCAGATCGCTGCGAGCAGCAGCAGGATGAAGTAGAGGACCGTCATGTCTGCACCGTACCCCGATCCGATCGACGGATTCACCGTGGCGAACAGCGACGACATGGTCGAGGTGACGCTCTCCAACCGCTACGGCTGGAAGCTGGTCTTCGCCATGCCGAGGGACGACGCCCGAGAGCTCGGGACGGCTCTGATGCACCACGCCCTGAATGGATAGCGACGCTTGTGTAGTCACCCTGTAGTCACCCCCGGGGTGACTACGTGTTTCCGCAGGTCAGAGGCCCTTTTTCCCCAATGTAGTCAGTAGTCACCTGAAACTTTTAGCAGGAGCCCACAACGGTTGGAACCTTGGGGGTGACTACATGACTACACGCTGCCGTGCAGGCCCCTGACCTGCGGTTATTCGCGCGAAAACGTAGTCACCCCCCTGGGTGACTACACCCCGCGGTGCCCTCGCTGTACTGTTCACACATCGGCTTCCCGACCCACCTAGGAACAGACATGAGCCAGACTGAGAAGGCGGCGTACTACCAGGCTCTGAAGGAGGGTGGCATCGCCTTCGAGAAGCACTACCGCGACTACTCGACCGACGAGCTGCGCCAGTCCTACATCACCCTGACCGGCAACACCGAGCCGCTGACCCCGGCCCCCGAGCCACCGGCTCCGGAGAAGCACCCGAACCCGCCGTCGCTCCCGCTGCCCTCCGCCGGCGACGACCTGCCCCCGTCCGACTTTTACGGACTGCGACGCGCAGAGCCCAAGCCGCCACCGGCGCCACCGCTGAACCCGTCCGAGATGGCGGGCGAGCGGCTGAACTCCACACCGGAGGGCGCGGTGATCCGCGTCGACGAGGGTGGCCGGAAGTGGCTGCAGGAGGAGATCCGGAAGCCCGCCTACCCCAAGCCCCGCGGCCGCCGGGTGCTGACCTACATGGACTCCGGCACCGAGGAGCAGTCGATCAAGGTCGGCGACTACATCGAGACCTTCGAGGTGGCCGGCTCCGGCCCGGCCCGCCTCGCAGAGGTGAAGGTGACGCTGCCCTCCTACCAGGTCGGGATCTACATCGACCCGCGCTTCCCGTTCAAGGTCCACGTCTACAACGGTCAGCAGGGCTTCGACCTGTTCGACATCCAGGACTACTACGGCGGAGCCGAGCTGGTGCCTGCGGAGATCAAGCGGATCTACGTGGAGAACGTGCTGTGCTACGAGATCCGGACGGTCGTCCGGGCCATCGAGACCGAATACCGCCAGCTCCAGCTGGCAGGGAAGGTGCCCCATGAGTGAGCGGATCGACTTCAGCGACCAGGACCTGGCCGACCTCGAGGAGCTCGGCGTCGGGCCGGGCAACCCGGAGGCCACGTTTCACCCGATCCTGATGATCTGGCGTGAGGTGCTGAAGCCAGCGCGCGCCGAGCTCACGGCGAAGATCACGCCGCAGTGGGCGACCCGCGTCGTCGGTGCGTACACCGAGATGAGGTACGCCGACATGCCGTACTTCCGGGACTTCTACTTCACCAAGCTGCTCCAGCTCGCTGACATCCTCGACATCGAGATCGCCACCGACGACGACTGCCTGACCTACGCCACGCCGGAGGAGGACGCGGTCGAGAACGCGACCCACTACAAGAACCTGCTGCTGCAGTGGCAGCTGGCCGTCCTGCAGTGGGAGATGGACTGGGAGACCACCGACGAGCACGCCGCTGTCGAGCTCGCCGCCATCTCCGAGGTGCACAAGATGTTCTTCGGCCAGACGGGGCTCACCGCCTTCCTCGAGAACATCGGGTTCGAGTTCACCGAGGGCGACCAGCAGGAGCTGGGCGAGGCCCTGGAGGAGTTCCGAGGAGGGGACCGTGAGTGAGCAGTCCACAGAACCTGAAGCCATCGAGCTTCCTGTCCACGGCGATGCCGCGTTTGCGGCTCTCATGGGTGCGCTCGCGCCGGAGGAAGATGGAGCGAAGGCTGGAGCGGGAGAGGCGCCGGCTGGAGCGGCTCAAGGAGATGGGAACGGAGCAGCTGCTGCTGGTGCACCGGCTGGAGGGGGCGCTGCTCCCGCCCAGGCTGGTGGTCCTGCCGGAGCCGGAGGAGCCCCCGCTGCCGGAGCACCTGGCGCCGGGAATGTTCTACCCACAGCCGGAGACGGAACCGGAGCCGGGGATCCCGGACCTGGGGGAGCCGCTGATGCTGGTGGAGGTGCACCCGGAACCGGAGGAGCAGCAGGAGCCACCGGCACAGGAGATCGCCCGGCTGCTTGGACTGCCACCGCGGCCGACTACGTCCCCAAGCTCGGGGAACTCAGCACCCTGATCGAGGACAAGACGGCCCAGGCCTACCAGGGCGCTGCACTGGAGGAGGTGCAGACCGAGCACGCCGCGTACTTCGAGGCGCTCGAGCAGCACCCCCGAGCCCTGGTGGGTGCAGAGGTCCCGGTCATCGGCGGCGAGGGCATGGAGACCCTGCGCGACACCGACGACGCCCGCGAGTGGCAGGACGCGGTGAAGAAGGTCCTGGTCGAGGAGGTCCAGGACCGGGCGAGTCGGGCGATGGAGGAGAACGCGGGCTTCCTCGACACCGTGCACTCCAGTATTGAGCTGTTCCAGAACAACACCGACCTGATCCCCGGCACCAAGGAGTTCGACGTCGACCTGGCGAACCGGTTCGCTACGATGGCCACGCCGTACGAACTACGGGTCGAGGGCAAGCTCCAGGGGTACTCGATCCCAGTCCAGCCGATCATCGACCAGCTGCGATCCCAGATCGTGGCCGAACGAGCTCGCGGCGCTGAATCCCCCCGATCAGCGCCGGCGGGTGGGGCAGCCGCGGCTGCCCCAGCGGCAGCGGCAGGGAGCTCCCCGCCTCCTGCCGCTGCTGCACCTGCTGACCCGCCGCAGGCTGGTATCCAGTCGAAGGCCGGGAACTCGAGCGAGAAGGAAGACTTCTCCACCCTCTTCGGGACCATCGGCCTGCCCAACCTGCAGATCTAGGAGCACCCATGAAGATCCGGATCGGACACATCTCGATGCAGGCGCCCGACCCGGACGCCCAGCAGACCTCGGATGCGAAGAAGGTGTTCGCTCGGGCGCGCTCCCGGAACTACCGGTGGCAGTCCGGCACCGAGGCCAACACCACCTCCGACTCCGAGATCTACCGGAAGGCGGCCGGGGCCGAGGACTTCCGCTACGTCCGCGGTGGTGACCTCTGGGTCGCCGTCCGCCGGCCGATCACCCATGGGCTCGAGCACGAGTTCACCAAGCTGATCGACGGCCAGGCAGGCGTGCACCCGCAGATGGGTGTCTTCCGCGTCACCTTCAAGGACCTCGAGCTGGGGTGGCTCACCCTGCTGGGCAGCCACTACCAGACGGTGCGGCAGGAGAAGGCCAACCCCGGCGGCAACAAGCTGCTGACCGACGAGATCACCCGTCAGGCGAACAAGTACGGAGCAGCCCGTCGCAAGGTCTTCTACTTCGGTGACCAGAACCTCGACGACAAGCATGTCGACACCTTCAAGGGTGGCCCGCTCACCACCTGCTGGGACGAGCTCAAGTCCTGGCCGGACACCCACGACACCCGGACGATCGACGTGATCGCCTCCTACGACCCGGACACCCGGGTGAAGTGCGGCTCGGCCCGGGTCCTCACCGACAACCAGTTCCCGCTGCACTCCGATCACTCCCTCATCGAGGCCGAGTACGAGATCAAGGTGGACTGACATGGTCAACTCCCAGAACGGCTACCCCGTCCTCGACTCCGACACCTCTGGCCGGCTGCCCCGGCTGCGGAAGTGGCTGGTCCCCGGCACCAAGCGGCACCTGCTGCTGCGTGACGGGTCAGCAGGGTTCCTGCTGGTGCACATGGCGGTGTGGTTCGACCAGACCATCGAGTCGCTGGACCAGGAGAAGACCTGGGACGACTGGGGCTGGGCGCCACGCCCGGTCCGGGGCGGCACCACTCCGTCGAACCATGCCAGTGGCACGGCCATGGACCTCAATGCCACAAAGCACCCGATGGGTGTGGCCACGCTGAAGACCTTCAGCCCCGCCGAGGTGGCGAAGATCCACAAGCGGCTCACCTTCTACAAGGGCTGCATCCGCTGGGGCGGCGACTACAAGAACCGTCCCGACGCCATGCACTTCGAGCTCGACCGGACCATGGCCCATGTCGAGGCGCGGGCCAAGACCCTGTCCACCTCACCGCGGGGGAAGTCCATCCTCGAGGCCAACCCGGGCGCCAAGGCCGTCATCTTCTCCTGAGCCCATGCCCATCTTCCCGGTCCACTACCGCTCCCGCCCGTACCAGGAGGAGCTCCACCAGATGTGGGAGAAGTACCGCATCGGGATCGGGATCCTGCCCCGGCAGGCTGGCAAGGACCTGGGCATGAGCATGGAGATGTGCAAGCGCCGCCTGCAGACGCCGAAGACCACCGGCGTGTACATCTCGCTCGACCAGCCGATGATCCGCGACATCCTCTGGGACAAGACGTACTACGACCCCGAGTCGTTGCAGTACGTCCAGGCGCTGCAGGACAACGTGCCTCCCGAGTCCGTCACCTGGCGCGACTCCTACATGGAGGGCAGGTTCAAGAACGGCAGCCGGCTGAAGCTCCAGGGCTACTTCCAGGCGGGCAAGGGGAAGAACGGTGTCGGCACCTCGTTCCAGGACTACGCCTTCACCGAGCTGTCGCTCTTCTTCCGCGAGGACCCGATGCCCCGGCTGATGCCGATCCTCTCCAACGAGCAGGAGGAGAAGCGCCTGCTCGTGGCGAGCACCCCGCGTGGCAAGCGGAGGAACCCGCTCTGGCTGCTGATGGAGTCCTTCAAGGGATCGAAGGACTGCAAGGTCATCGTCAGGACCATTGACGACCTGAACCAGATGATGAAGCGGGTAGGCGGCCCGCCTGTCCGCAGCGAAGCGCAACTCGAGCAGGACCGGGAGGCCTATCGCCGTCGCTTCGGCAACGACCGGATGTTCGAGCAGGAGTACTACTGCTCGTTCGAGGAGATGGACGCCGCCGCTGTGTACGGCGAGGCGTACATGAAGATGGTCCACGAGCAGCGGATCTACGACTTCAACCTCAACCAGAACCACCCGGTCTACGTTGCCTTCGACATCGGGGCCTCAGGCCTGCACTCCGACGCCACGGCGTGGGTCGTCTTCCAATGGATCAACGGACGCATGTGGATCTACGACGCGGGCGAGGGACACGGCAAGTCGCTGCCCGAGTACGTCGACGTGCTGCGGGAGAAGCACTACTTCCACCAGATCGCGCAGATGATCCTTCCGTGGGACGGGGAGCACCACGAGAAGGCGGTGAACACCACACCCGCGGACATGATGCGCGCGAAGTTCCCGAACGTCTCGGTGCTGGCCAAGTCGGGCAAGGTGTGGAAGATCCCGGGCTCACGCTCCGGTGACTACGACATCATCACCGACATCCAGCAGGTACGGATGCAGATGTACAACATGATCGTCCATGAGTCGAACTGCAGCTGGTTCACCGAGTGCCTCGAGAACTACAAGTACGAGTACAACACCAAGATGCAGGTGTGGACGTCCAAGCCCCTGCACGACAAGCACTCGAACATGATGGACGCCCTGCGCTATTCGGTGCAGGCCACGAAGGAGCTCGACTTCTTTGGTGGAAAATTTTTCGAGCAGCCCGGGACCGGTGGTTCCGTGGACTACGCAGAAGACTGGACAGGAGTGTGGGCACGATGAGGGCTTTCGTCATGCACCGGAAGGTGGACAGCTCAGGCATCTCGGGGACAGGACTCGTAGCCGAAGGCATCGAGTTCTCCGACGGGAAGGTCGCTCTCCGTTGGCTCTCGGAGAACGGGTCGACCGTGGTGTGGGACTCGATGGAGGCGGCCCGCGCCATCCACGGCCACAACGGCGACACCGAGTTCATGTTCACCGAGGAGCTGCGACAGTGAAGCCCGTCACCGTACGCCAGGCACTGCAGCAGGTGGCCGACTACCCGGTACCGCTCGACGACGAGGTCATCCAGACCCCGATCTACGAGCTCGTCTCGCGCACCCTGTTCGACATCGCCAACCGTCCGGACGCCTCCGTCCGCGGTTCGATGAACCGGGCGAACCGGGCGAGGAAGATGATCCTCGACCGGCTCGTCGGCAAGCGCCGCGCCGGCAGCCACCCCGCCACCCGGGTGGAGGTCTCGATCGACTTCATCGACATGACAGGAGGGAACGAGCTGCCATGAGGTTCGACCCGATCCAGTGGCTGGTGATGCTCGTCTTCGGCACGCCGGTCGTCCTGGCGCTGGGCTACGTCTGCTGGATCCTGATCTCCGTCGTCTACCTGGGAGCCTCGTCATGTCCTCCGACAGCGTGCCAGTAGTCGTCCGGAAGTACCGTCACCGGATCCCCGAGCAGCACCGGGCCAGCCTCGACACCCGGATCGTGTGGCTGTGGCACCAGCGGTTCGGCACGGTGCAGACGATCTGGAAGGACAGCCCGGACATCCTGGACCACACCGCGGCGACGCTGTTCCTCCAGGCGATCCTGGCCAAGGACCTCGACTCCATCGAGCAGATCTTCCACCGGCTCGAGGGCGGCCCGCTGCCGGACGAGGACGTGCTCAACCGGATCCGCGTTTAGCCTGCCTGCGCCACAGAACGGTGGCCTCAGGGCGCCGGCAGACATCGCACCTACAGCTGGCCCGGTGCTCCAGTGTCTCCTCGTCAGGCCGTGTCTCCGGCATCTCACGGGTCTCGTCGTCGAGGACGGCCAGGGGTACGAACCAGCGCCCGTGGAAGCGGACGGCTCGCGGGTCGTCCGGCTTGCGGCGGGCGTTGGTCCGGTCCTCATCCGCCATCGGTGTGTACCGGTGGTAGTCGGAGTACACCCGGGTCCCGTCGGCCTCGACCCGGCGGAGCTCGAGGTGGGTCACGGGTTCAGCGTTCCCTCCGCGTACTCCGCCCAGAGCGTCAGCGTCTGTGGCCGGTGCCGCTTGATGTAGTAGCCCGGCCGCACCCGGTAGGCCTTGGCCACCTTGCGTCCGCAGATGTAGGTCATGTACGGCTTGCCGAAGTAGAAGCGCAGGATCTTGTTGATCTTGATGAGGTCGGCGTGCGCGGAGCCGCCTGCTGCCATCAGCTCCGCCACCTTGATCCCGGTGGCCCACTCGTAGATCATCACCGCCGCCACCCGGTGCCCGTGCTGGGGCGAGAGGTTGCGGAGGAACTTGCGCACCTCGCGCTCCCACTGCACCAGGTGCGGGTTCTCCTTGATCAGGTACTTGTCCTTCGTGTGCGGCATCCGGGCCCGCTCCGCGTCGGGCAGGATCAGCGACTCCACCCGTGGGCTGACCATCGGATCCTTCGCGGTGCTCGGCACCCGGTGCCTGTTCGCCTCGTCGCGGTCGAACCGCTGCTTCAGCTGCTGCTCCACCTCGGTGAGAAGTGGCTTGCTCATCTGCTCCGACATGCCTCGCAGGATACCCGGAAAAAAAGAGAGGAGCCGCGGCCGATGGCCACGACTCCCCTCCCCTTCCTACAGGGTCACTCTGCCTGAGACTCGTAGTACTGCCTCAGTGTCCTCACCGGGGTGAAGGCTTCCGCCATCGCCTCGTCGATGTGGTCCTTGCAGACGCCCTTGCCGTTGATCTCGACCACGGCCATCGCTGTGTCAGGAGGGCAGATCACGCACCTCGGCTTCACAGCACCTCCTTGATGTAGGTGATCATGTTCTCCAGGATGGTGGACTCCTCCTGGTCCGTGCTCTTCCCGAGCTTCTCCTCCAATGCGGCCAGCAGCAGCGTGACCTCGTTGAAGTCGAGCTCGAGCGTGGTCCTCACGGGACCACCGGCGAACCGTACCGGTCGATGTTCTCGATCAGGTGGTCGATCTCGTCCTCCGGCAGACCGACCTGGAGACCCCGCTCGGTCAGCTTCTGCTCCCACTCCGGCACCTGCGCCTGCCGCATCTGGTTGCCCAGCGCGAAGAGCGTCACGTTCCGCTTCCCCTGCGGGATCGGCTTCGCCAGATCCGTGAGGATCTCGTCATGCATCATCAGAACCTCCATCTCATCCTGGTTGGCGAGGACCTTGTCGATCCTCTCGTGTGTCGCCGCGGCCCGCTGGTCGCGACGTTGCAGCAGCTCGACCATGTAGTCCGGCAGCTTCGCCGGGATCCGCTGGTTCCACCGCTGCTGCTTGTGGTGGTAGACGCACCCGGTTCCCCGGATGTCCACCCCCTGCTCGATGCCCACCCGGTCGTTGAGCAGGCCGTACCCCTTGACGTCGTCCCAACTCTCGTCGGTCCGGTAGAACAGGTGGTACCCGTCACCGGACTTGGACGTCTCCGCCATCGTGGGCGGCAGGGCACCGAGCCGCTTCGCGTGCTCGAGCCCGCCGTTCTTCCCGTCGATGTCGATGCACACCAGGTGCACCGAGCGCATGATGATGGCGAACGCCCACTTGTCCCGCTCGTAGCCGAACAGGACGCGCCGGCTGTTGAACTCGCCTCGCTGGTAGCGCGGCATGAACCCGTTCTCGGGCTCGTCCTTCGGACCGATGAAGCCCCAGCCCTTATCCGTGCGCCCATCAGGCCAGACCCTTATCAGGGCGAGGCCCTTGGGCCCAGCCATGATCTCGAGCTCCCCCGGTACGGGGTCCTTCTCGTCGTAGACGTCAGTCATCCACCACGGCTGTGTCATCGGTTGCTTCTCCCTTCAGTGATGCGATGTAGGCGGTCGCCTCCGTTCGGAGTGCGATGACCACCCTGACCTTGCGCGGCTTGCCGTTCACCCGTACCGACTTCCGCTCCGTGATCACGATCGGGCCGAACACCCGCTCCACGTCGGGCTCGGCCCAGGTACCCAGGTCGTTCTCCTTGATCCGCCAGGACTGGAACGACTGCACGAGCTCGTGCATCCCGGAGCCCACGATGCCTGCGGCACCGAGAGCGTCCGACTCCTCGAGGTAGCGCAGGAACTGCAGCCCGATGGAGTTGGCGTACATCTGCTCCAGCTGGAGCTCGAGTCCCTTGGACGTCGGCGCCAGCGCCGCGGCCACGTCGTCCTCGCCCACGTAGTGGTCGATGACCAGCGACATGAACGCACCGAGTGACTTCTCCGTCAGCATCGACCGGGCGAACTTGTGGTTCAGGTCGTAGATGTTGGGGAACTGGAAACGAACCAGCCTCTTCTGCAGGGCGGAGGACTTGTCACCCGTCTTCGGCTCCTGGTTGAGGGATTCGATGAACAGGGCGTTGGTCTGCACGACCGTGGATGACGACTCGTACAGCTTCCTGATCGACGCGGGTTCGCCGGCGACCAGTGTCTTCTCGATGCCGGAGTCCTTGACGTACTCCGCCTGCCCGTCGTAGATGATGTTGAGCAGCTTGCCGTTCAGCTCGGTGACCACCGGGGACTTCTCGCTCATCGCCTGCCGCGTGACGCTCGAGATGTTCTCGATACCGAACAGGGCCGACAGCATTCGCAGCAGCAGGCCCTTGCCGTTCCTCCCCTCCCCCAGCAGCAGCACGTACTTCACCGCCGACCACCCTGGCGCCAGGCTGGTGGCCAGGTGCCGGAGCAGGGCGTGCGCCTCCTCCTCCGAGGACAGCCACTCGGACACCACGGAGAAGACCCGGTCCTTGTCGCCCGTGTCCTCGTTGAGCATGGGCACCAGTGCGTTCGGTCGGAACTCCCCGGTCACCTCGACCAGGGATCCCTGCCCGTCCAGCTCCTTGAGACCGGCCGGCGTACGCACCAGCAACGACGTGGCCTGTCCGTCCACCTGGTCGGCGTGTTGCGCCACCATGTAGTCGAACTGGGCGAGCTCGCCATCGCTGACGAACAGCGTGCTGAACGTCTCGGCCGCCAGCCGGCGGATCGCCTTGCGATCCTGTGGCAGCCAGATCGTGCGGTCCGCGTCCGGTGGTACGGAGTAGTCCCGCGTCTCGAAGTCGACCGGCATGTACGTCACCTCGTGGTAGCGCACCAGCTTCTGGCCCTGCGCCAGCTTGAACGCTTCGCTACTGAGCTGGTTCTTGTTCTTGAGCTCGAGCACAGGTACTCTCCCTTCTTCCTAGTGGCGAGCGGGGGCCGGATACGCTCCGGCCCCCGTCCGTTATTCCGACCGCTGGTCCTGAAGGACCTTGATCTTCGCCTTGATCCGTTCGATCTGAGCGGGATCGTCCGACTCCTCGAGCTGGTCCAGCAACCGTTCCATGCGAGCCTCGACATCAGTCATCGGTGCTCCTTCCTTTCCCGTCCCGGCCGAGGTGACCGGTCCCTCCCCCTGGTACGGGAATGGGAAGCTACTGCTGGATGACGCGGTATACCTGCTTGCTGCTGGCATCGGCGTTCTCACCTCTCGGCATGATGCGGCCGATCAGCTGGCGGCGCAGCGCGTCGTCCTCGGTGTCGTCGAGGATGATGAGCCAGTCGCACACCTGGTCCATGCCGTCGGACCCCGTCGCCAGCGACGCGGTACCGATGAGCACAGGGACCCGTCCGAAGTTGAACTCGCGGAAGGTCTCCGCCTTCTTCTTCGGTGTGGTGCGCCCGGTGATCAGACCGTGCTGCACCCCGTGGTCGTCGAACGTCAGCGCCAGCGCCTCTGCCACCGTGGAGTGGTTGCAGTAGATCAGCACCGGCGTCGTTGCCTTGTCGATCAGGTCGGTGACCTGCTCGTAGACATGGTCGTAGACCCTGCCCTTGTCGTTGACCAGCGTCAGGAAGACACGGACGTGCTTCTCCTCGATGATGCTGGCGACGATCTTGTGCTCCCGCTCGTAGTACCCGAAGGTGTCGAGCTCGATCGTCACCGGCTCCGGGATCGGCAGGTCCTGGACGGCGAACACCAGGTCGTCCGGCAGGTACTCCACGTTCGGCAGGTCCGCCAGGTAGGCGGCTGCGTCCGGGTAGTTGAGGAACCCGGTGACGTTGGGCATCTCGCCGAAGGCGTTCGGCTCCGTCTCGCAGTGCTGGTAGACGAAGGCGAGGAACCCACCCTTGGTACCGATCGGGTCCAGGATGTGCTCGATGCAGTACACCCGCTCGGCGTCGTTGTAGTTCGGCGTCGCCGACGCCATGATCAACGGCGCCTGCAGGTGCATCCCGATCTTGTCGAGCTTCTTCCACCCCTTGCCACCGTGCCCACCGAACAGGTGCATCTCGTCCGCGACGATCGGCACGTTGCGTGACAGCCGGGTGCCCGGCATCCGGAACTTCGCGTGCGACATCAGGTGCAGCTTGATCCCGAAGATCGCAGCCTGTCGCTCCCACTGGGGATAGGTGATCGGCGGCGTGATGACCACCGCCTCCGTGTGCCCCCAGATGTAGAGCAGGGCGAGCGCCGTGATGGTCTTGCCGGCGCCCGTCTTGTAGTAGAGGCACAGCCTCTGGTTCGGGCCAGGCAGGCAGCGCCCATGGTTGAGCGCCACCGCCTGGTAGTCGAAGAACTTGATGCCGGTGTTGACCTCGACGGTCGGGACCGTGGCTCTCACGTCTCGATCTCCCTGCACTCGGTGCACACCCCGAAGGTGAACATCAGCTTCGCTCCCTTCCACAGCCGGACCATGTGCCCGGTGTAGAAGTCGAGCCCGGTGCAGTCCTTCCCGCAGTTGTCGCAGGTCCGGTTCCAGATCTCGAACTCCGCCTGGGTCGCGCCTTCGCGCGGCTCGGTCAGCGGCGTCATGATGAGCGTCTTGTCGTTCGCCAGCGAGGGCAGCTCTCCGGCCATCTCCTCCATCAGCGCCAGCCGCTGGTCCACCTTGGCGGTGAGCCAGGCGGGGATCACCTCAGTCGGCTTCATCGCAGCCGCCCCCTTCCTCGAGGTGCTCGGCCAGAGCGACCGCGTCCTCGAACCGGTAGTGGCAGTGCGGGCACTCGTGCAGCCCGACCATCACTGGTCCGCCCACTTCTTGGCGATGTACTCCTCGACGCTGCGGGCGTGGACCATGTCCTCCCCCACCACCGTGCGGAAGATGTCGAGGTAGCCCTCGACGTCGTCGCTGTTGTCGGAGTAGTCCGGCGTCACCTGCGCACGCAGCAGCTTGTAGCCGATGAGCATCAGCGGCACGTCGGCCGCCGTCACCTCGCACCCGAGGATGCCCGACCAGATCTGCGCCACCCGCGGGAACGTGGTGACCGGGTCACCGTAGACCTGCTTGCGACGCTCGATGAGAACGTCGATCATGCTGGACTCCTCGATCTCGAACAACGGAGTCTCTTCCAGTCTGTGTGTCATGGTTGCTTCCTTCGCTGTGGAGTTGCGGAAATTTTTCCTAGCTGTGCACGTACCAGGTGTTGCCGTGCAGGTGGTCCCGCACGACGTCGGCCAGCAGCTCGTTGAGCCCCGGGTTCTTGAGCATCCCGAGCAGGGCGATGCGCGCTGCTGCACGCAGGTCCTGGTGGTGCGACGGGGTGGTGAAGGTCCAGCACCCCACGAGCTGCATCAGCTCGCGGTGCACCACCTTCTTCACCCCGGTGTTGGACAGCACCTTGCCGCCTGTCACCTTGCGCATCTCGTTGACGGCCACGATCATCTCCGGGTCGGACCCGTAGTGATGGCGTGGCTGGTACCCCTCGATGAACACGATCGGCTGCACCCCGATGCCACGGGTGTCGAACGCCCAGTCTCGTACGACCGGGGCCTTGGGTCCAGTCACCAGGTGGTGGCTGATCGTGACGCCCCTGTTGCTGGGCCTGAACACCAGGCGGACTACGCCTGTGTGCACCAGACCAGGGTCCACGCCGACGACGTGTGTCACACTGTTCACGGTTGCTCCTTTCAGGAGTGAGGCCCCGGTCCACCTGCTGCGGACCGGGGCCTCGTGCTACTTGACGTACCGGTAGGCGGACTTGATGTCCGCCCCTAGCGGGAAGCCGTGCATCGAGCCAGCATCCGACATGATCCGCTCGAGCGCAGCCTTTGCTGTCGCCAGGCCTAGAGCACCTGGCTTCCAGTCCACCACGATCTCGTCGTGGAACTGGCCGACCAGCCCGAGCTGCCCGCTGTACTGCTGGACGAACGCCTTCACCTGCACCAGCACGCGGAAGAAGATCTCCCGGCAGAACGACTGGGTCAGGATCCCTGCCAGCTTCCCACCGTAGAGCTCGTAGTCCCGCCACCGTCCCGTCTTCGGGTCGGTGTAGCCGGACTTCCACAGGTCGCCCGTCTTCCTCTCGCTGGGCTTGTAGTAGCAGATGTTCCTGCCCTTCGAGTAGCACCCGTGGAAGTACCGCATCAGGACGATGCGCCCGTTGCTGTCGTACAGCTCCATCGAGATGGACTGCACGTTCGGGTCCTGACCCAGCAGGGACAGCGGTGTCTCGATCCGCTTCATCTCCAGGCGCAGGCCGTTGGCCAGGGCGATCCTCTCGAAGGACGAGACCAGGACCACCGACTGCAGCATCTCGTTGAGCCTGGCCCAGAGCAGCACCGTCATCGGGTCCGCCTGGCGCCAGTCCCACACCAGCTTGGTCGCCTCGCCCTCGCTCATCTCCACGCCCATGTTGGCAGCGAATGCCTGAACTGCCTCGCCGCCGGCGCCGTAGCCACAGGCGAGCTCGCCCACCTTGCCGGTCTGCCGCTCCTTCGGCAGCACCATGTCGTAGTCCATGACGTAGATCTTGGACGCGAGCTCGGAGTACACGTCGCGCCCGTCACGGTAGGCCTGGAGCTTCCACTCCTCACCTGCCATGTAGGCCAGACCCCGGGACTCCACCGACTTGAAGTCGCCGACGATCAGCCGGCCACCCTTGTCGCTGGAAGTGAACACCTGACGGATGTTCTCCGCCAGCTTGCCGTTGTCCCACTGGACATAGGTGTCCTCAAGCAGCTCGGCCATGTCTGCGACCACGCCCATCTGCTTCAGGTTCTGCATCTGCGTCGAGCGTCCCGTGGTACGCAGCGTCTGCCCCGCACCGCAGTGCAGGTACTGGTCCTTCAGCCGATAGGAACCCGGCCCGTCCCATGGCCACTCGACCGCAGTGTCGAGGATGACCTTCAGCTTCTTCAGGCTGGAGCCACCGAGCACCTGCTTGGTCTCGAGCAGGTCCACCACCTCGGAGTAGTTCTTGATCTTCTCCTCCGAGAGGGTGAGCTCCTCGAGCTTCTTGTTCAGGCGCTTGAGCAGGGAGGTCACATGCTTCTCGTCGAACGAGGTGGCCTTGATCCCACGGTGAGCACACCACTCCTTCATCTGCTTCAGGCTGTTGAGGTTGAGGTCGACTGCGTCGTGCCTCAGCCGGAACTCGAACAGCGCCGTCTCCTGGTTCTCCAGGTACCGGCGCTGCATCTCCTCCACCATGGCGATGTCGACGGGCCAGCCCAGTCGGTTCATCTCCATGGTGATGGCCTGGTACTCCCGCTCCGCCGACGTGCACCTGTGCAGGTACTCGTCCACGATGCGGAGCCCGAGCTCGGCATCGACGTCGCAGTAGTCCCCGTACTCCAACCACTTGTCGAGGTTGTCGTCGATCACCTGCGGGTCGAACAGCGGTGACCCGCTCTTCTCCTGGTACTCACCCGGGATGGAGAACAGCCGCATCAGGTCCTTGCCCGCGGCCACCTTGTCCACGTTCAGCAGCTGTGGAGCAGCAGCCTCCAGTCGTGGGCCTGCGCCTGCGGCACGGGCCACTACTGCGGAGTCGATGAACCTCGAGGCCGGGTAGTCCAGCCCCATCCACGACAGCACCATCTCCTCGAACGGTGCGTTATGCGCCACGATCTGATGCGAACCGATGAGGTCCATCAGCTCGCGCCGTGCCTGGCCCACCGACATGGAGGTCAGGTCCAGCCGGTGGCGCAGGATGCCCCCGGTGGTGCCCATCCACGCACAGCTGGCGATCAGCGGCATGAACGACTTGTCGCTCACGTACCGGTGGAGCCCGTGCTCGGGCAGTGACACTGCACCGTAGGTCTCGAAGTCGAGACCGGTCAGACCAGCCATGGTCCCTCCTTCATAGTCCGAGGATCTCGTCCTCGTTGACGGCCGGCGGATACAGGATCCGCATGGTGGCAGGGCACATCTGTGTGCCCTTCCTTCCGCGTGAGTGCGGGTATGCAGGACAGAAGGTGCAGTGGTCGGACGGACCGAAGCTCACGTCGCCCGCCTCGATCGCAGCCTCGGCTGCCTGCGCCTCGTCCATGAACTTCTTCAGCTCGGTGGTGCTGACGAACCACGACTCGATGTTGTCGGCCCACGGCTGCAGCACATGCAGCGTGACACCCTTGGCACGGGGTGCCAGGTGTGCGAAGCAGGCTGCGTAGTAGAGCAGCTGCTCGTTGCCGACCACCTCGACCTGGATCTTCCCGGTCTTCAGGTCGATCACATGGAGCTCGTCCTGGGTGAACAGCACCAGGTCCACCTGGGTGTCCGGCTCGTTGACCAGCCACGTCGCCTTGATGCTCTGCTCCACCAGCACCTTGAAGGTGCGGGTGGCACGGAGGTCGGCGATGTAGAGCAGGGCCTCGGCCATCTTCCTGATGTCCACGCGCCCGAGCATCATCACCTTGGCGAAGATCTCGTGCATGTTGGTGCCACGGTTGGCGGCGTTGTCCGCTGCCCGGTCCTCGACCGGTGCCTCGTAGCCGATGATCGCCTTCTCCAGGTTGGCACTCGCGTGACACGCGATGTGCCTGCCGGCCACGCTGGCGCTGAACCGCTCAGCCATCGGAGATCCCGAGCTCGAGCTTGCGCACCTGGAACACGTTGAGATCCTCACGCCTGGTCAGCACGAACGGAAACTCACCCCGAGGGATGTGCTTGTTCTGTGCGGTGAGCATGAACAGCGGGAAGGTGTCGGCCGCCACCTCCACCATCGTGTCGTTGCGGTCGATGATCACGAGGATGTCGACGATGGGCTGTGCCTTGCGCAGCGTGTTGATGAGGCAGCCCTCGAAGAACACGCCCGGCTTGGAGATCACCTCGTAGGTGGATCCATCGGTGAAGCTGATGCCCACCGTGGGGACCGGCGTGTTGTCGTAGTGGTGTGCCCGGATGGCGAGCAGGGTCTTGCCCTTGAGCTCGTCGAGCCAGTCGTTCTCGATCTGTTCCATGAACCTCTCCTTCTACGAATGGTGGACCCGGTGCCCGCGGACTCATCGTCAGCACGGGCACCGGGTGGTACTGCTAGTCGAGGAAGATCTCGTCCTCGTCGACTGCGACGCCGCCGCCGAGGCGGTCGCCGTCCGCCTTGAACACAGCGGTCGAGGCCGAGGCACTGAAGCCCGGCAGCGCACCGCTGATGAAGGCGTACAGGTTGAGCGTGCACGCCACGTACGCACCGGCGTACATGGTGTGGACCGACTGACCGATCGGCTTGATGACGGGCCACGTCAGCTGGTCCGGGTCCGGAACCAGCAGCTCGTCCTCGGTGTTGACGATGGCCTTGAGCTCCACGTCCACACCCTTGTTGCCGTTGACCTTGATGCTGGCCACGCACTCCGGGGCCAGCGTCTTGGTCTTGTCACCGATCTCCTTGATCGGGATGTACGGCGGCTGGCTCTCCCAGTCGGCGGCGTTGATCAGCTTCATCAGCTTGTCCACCTCCTTCTTGTTGAGCGCGTCCCGCTTCTCACCCTTGGTGCTCTGGTCCAGGCAGTAGGGCAGGAACTCGGTGGTGATGTGAGCGATCAGCTTGTCCAGCTGTGCCTGCTCGACGAGCAGGTTGAAGTCCGGCGTCACTTCCTCCGGCGGCTTCGGGAACTTGGACTTCTGGTTGCGCACCACCGCCGCGGCGTACACGAAGTTCGGGAACGACAGCCGTCCGTAGATGGTCACCGTCTTCGGGTTCTTCTGTGCCATGAGGCACCTCTTTCTGTTGAGGACTGCACGAAAATTTTTCTGCTGAGCCAGCCCCTGCCCACCCACATGGGCAGGGACTGGAGTCTCAGCTGGACAGCACGTTGTAGCTGCTGGCCATGAGGATCGGACGAACCTCGTCGGCCAGCTGACCCACCACCTCGGCGAGGTAGGTGGGCTGCGACACCAGCGACACGTCCAGCACCAGGTCGATGTGACCGTTGCAGTGCGTGTCGATGTGGTGCTTTGCCGACTGCGACGAGTCGTAGTCAGCGATGGTGATCACCGTGCCCCAGTCACGGTCGAACAGCGGAGCCAGCTCCTCGTAGTGGGTGCCGGCGTACTCCGCCTTGTCGAGCACGTCCTGCACGGAGTACGAACCCGGCGCCCAGTAGAAGCACCGGTTCGAGACGATCGCCATGTGCGCGTTCGCCGTGTAGGACAGGGCCACCACGTCCTCGATGATGCGGCTGATGGTGCCTGCCGTCACCGAACCCGACACGTCCAGGATCAGGAGGTTCTCCTTCACCCGCTCGTGGTGGATGGACGCCTGGTGCACGCCCAACGTGGGCCGCTGCTTGTTCATCTTCAGCATGGTGCTGAAGACCATGGCACCCTGCTTGCCGGGCAGCATGGACACCACGCCCTCGAGCTTGGCGGCCACCTCCTTCAGAGACTTGGCCACGTCCACCTCGAGCGACTCCCACATCTGCGGGAGGATCTCGCCCTGGGGCGGAGCCTCACCCCAGGTGACCTCGCCCAGCTCCACGCCGGCCACATCGCAGATGTCCACGATGTAGCCCTGCAACTCGTGGCTGTGGACCATGTCCTCCCCGAACAGGGCGGTGGCCAGGTCCGAGTGCACCAGCTTGTACAGCAGGGCACTGACCTGGTGGTAGTCCAGGTCGTAGACCTTGCCGAAGAACAGCATGGTCTCCACGTCGGGCAGCAACTGCTCGAGCATGGCCACGCTGAACCGGACCCCCGGCTTGACCTCGAAGATGTCGAGGCTAGAACGGAGGCTCGGAGTAGTCGACGAGCTCGTCATCATCTGTTCCCTTCTCTAGACGAATGGACTCCATCTCGATGAGCTGGAGGTTGAGACTGACGTTCAACTGCTGCACGCGCGTGAGCTTCGGGTTGCCGTTGAGAACGACGGCCTTGCTCGGATAGGTGGGATCCACCTTCTTGCCCGTGGTGAGGAACACGTACTGCGCCTTGCCCTGCGACATGGCCTTGGTGTTGTTGATCTGGATCACCTCAGCCAGTGCGGTGCTGTGCACCTCACGCAGCTGGGCCTGACCGATCAGGTGCCGGACACTGCACCCCTTGGTGCTGGCCGGCGACTGCGTCTTGTTCTTGAGCGAGTCGAGGATCTCGTACATCGGGAGCACCTCGGTGTCGAGCAACGCCTGCATCTCAT